AAAAGTTTCTTATGTCGACATGATTAAATAGTGTTCTGAAATTAGGCGCAGATGATATCCTAGTTGCACTCTTGGTAGCACCACCCAATTGTTCTCCAGTGTTACTACCAGCGATACCACCAAGTACTGCACCACCAATACCACCAACTGAACCAATTGAAGCACCGGCAACTGATCCAAGGCCTCGTGCAACAACTTGTGCTGCGAGTGCACCCGCAGTAGATTTTAGTTTGCCGTTAGAAGATATGCCTTCAAATGGATTGTTACCACTCAAAACATCGTTCGCTAAACCACCAATTATACCTAAACTAGCACCTTCATACTGTGCAACATCTGAATATCGTAGTGGTCGTTGTAATGGTAATGTTACGGACCCTATTTGTGTGCCTACGCCTTTATTTTCGTAAGTTTGAATTTGTGGTTGTGTTGTCTCAGCATCATCGAGTGTTCGTTTAGCCTCTTTTGGAGTGACATATTCATTACCCACTGATTCTAAACCATAAGCATATCCTTGTTCCACAGTATCATCAAAATACTCGGTTAATCCTGATTTCAATTGATCCCAAACCTTTTCAACCGCGATACCAGATTTTTCAAATATACTGTCATCATTTATCTCGAACACCTTGAATATGATTTTCGCAGGAAAGTCATTAGAAATTGTAAGAGGGTATTTAAATGATCTCTTTTTATCTACGACGCCATCACTATTATCAGGCGTCTTATTTTCTTGATCATCAGCAGTTTCTTCTGAGATAACAATCTCTTCTAAATTCTCTTGAGTAAACTCATTTGAGTTTTTTGTTGTCAGACTGTCTTCCATTAAGGTACTCTAAATAAGATTTTAATACAGTTATTTATAGTGATTTATGGCATACTCTGGAAGATATAAAGTCAAAAACTCCTCAAAATACACTGGTGATCCTAACAATGTGATCTATAGAAGTATGTGGGAAAAATACTGCATGATGTATTTTGATAAAGACCCAAATGTCAAATCATGGTCAAGTGAAGAAGTGGTTATACCATATTGGTACGAAGTCGATAGAAAATACCACCGATATTATATGGATTTCTTGGTTCAATGGCGCGATGGTAAGACATCATTGGTTGAGGTAAAACCACATAAAGACACCATGCCACCCAAGGGCGATAAACGAACCAAACGGTATATCAGTGAAGGATTGACATATATTAAAAACCAAAACAAATGGAATGCAGCTGCAGAATATTGCAAAGATCGCAAGTGGCACTTTGAAATATGGACTGAGATCGAATTGCAATCGATGGGTATAATGCCAAAAACATTAAAACCATTAAAGAAAATGAAACCATATAGAAGAAAAAAGACTAAATAGACATATGAGACATTTAAATCACAAGGTACTAAAATAGTGTCAAACCTGTTCCAAACCGTCGAACAAGAAGCATTTCGTGCTGGTATTACTCCACGAACTAAAGAGTCACGTGCGTGGTTTCGCAATAAAGTTCAAAGGATGCGAGTCAACCGGCGTGAACTGATGCGTGAGGAACCCATTGTGTCTAAAAATAGAACTATAACTGGTAATATGTTTATGTTCTTTTATGATGCCAAACACAGAGACACATTGCCGTATTGGGATTCGTTCCCTTTGATTATTGCAGTAGGACCCGCCGAAAAAGGATTCTATGGGATGAACCTTCATTATTTACCTATACCATTAAGAGCCAAATTTCTTGATGAGTTAATGGGCGTAACAAATAACAAAAAATACGACGACACTACAAGGTTCAAAGTAAAATATAGTTTTTTAAACCGAGCAGCACAAATGAAATATTTCAAACCGTGTTTCAAACATTATTTGACATCACAGGTTGAAGGTCAATTTGCTATGGTTCCTGCTCCAGAATGGGAAATTGCAACTTTTTTACCCACTGCACAGTGGAAAGGTAACAAAGGGCAAGTATACAAAGATTCTAGGATGAAGATCAATGCTTAAATTGGGTAACATAGACGAGTTTAAATCACTTATATCCGAAGGAAGAGGACTGACAAAATCAAATTTATATTATGTGAAGTTTCCAACCATTGCGGGTATTAATGCATATGATCTGGGATTACTGTGTAACAACATTGATATACCAACCAGACAAATGACTAGTGTGGACAGACAACTGGGTGTCACTAACCAGAAAATAGTTTATGGTTATGCAAATCCACCAATCAGTGCAACTTTTCGTGTATTGAACAATCAAAAAGTTCGGGACTACTTTCAAAATTGGCAAGATTTCATATTGCCAGAATACAGTGATAACGAAGCAAGTTTTGAAGCAAAATACCCAAATCAATATGTGGCAACGATTCACATTTATCAATTAGAACGGGCTGAAAGTTATCCATTGTTTAGTAGAAACTTCGATAAGAAGTTGGGACCTTTAAACATTAATATTGATATTGATATTGACATTGGTAAAAGTTCCATTGCAAACTATCATTGGATTATTGATCGAGCTTTCCCTGTCACATTTACTAGTACCGGCTTAAGTGATGATGCTAGTGAATTTGGTTCTATCACAGTAGAGTTCGAATACAAGAGTTGGAAAGGTGAAGTTGTTTCTAATGGCAAACAAAAATCATCTATTTTTATTAACAGATAATGGAGTAAATTATGGCGTTACCTTTATTAAATGAAACACCCACGTACCAGTTAGTAGTACCATCAACTGGTAAGAAAATTAAATATCGTCCTTACTTAGTTAAAGAAGAAAAAATACTTCTTATGGCGAATGAGACAAAAGATGAGACACAAATAATAAACGCAATAACCGATACAATTGTTGCATGTACTGATAACAAAATTAAAATAGAAGAGTTGACCACGTTTGATTTGGAATTCTTGTTTCTTAAAATTAGATCCAAGTCGGTTGGAGAAAACGTAGAACTTTTTTTGCCTTGTTCATCGTGCAAACAACGGAACGAAACTGTTGTAAACCTAGATCTGATAGAATGTCCGGTTGTTGAAACTGAAAATTTGATTCAGGTGAATGATAGTGTTTCGGTTGAAATGAAATATCCTAGTTATTTTGATATTGAACAGGGTGGAGATGAATCAGAGGTCGCCTTCAATGTTGTCAGCAGTTGCATCAAAGCTGTTATCACAAAAGAAGAAAGATTCGATATATCGGATGAACCAAAAGAAACTGTTCGAGCTTTTCTAGAGTCTATGACATCTGCACAATTTGCAAACATTGCAGAGTTTGTGCAATCATTGCCTCAGATAAAACACACCATTGAGTTTGATTGTGACAATTGTGGTGAACACAATTCAATAGAAGTAAAAGGAATACACAATTTTTTTTAGTATGCCTCTCCCATGAAGAGTTAGCAAATTACTACAAAACTAACTTTTTATTGCAGAGGCATCATAAATATACTTTAACAGAGTTAGACAATATGATGCCTTGGGAACGTGAAATACAAATGATTATGTTAATGCAGGCATTAGAAGAAGAAAAACAAATCAGAGATCAAAATGGCACCTAGAGAATATTTTACACTAGAAAATGTTGTGATAGAACTGAGTCAACAGACTGAGGTTCTCGAAGAGATTAAATTCAATAGCGAAAGACAAACAAGTAACTTGAAAAAGTTTACTGAAGTTTTGTTGCAAGATCGGAAACAAAGAGAAGCACAACAAAGAGAAAATTCTACTGAGAACGCTGGTACAGGCACCATCAATATTGATGCGAGAGAAATGCCAAAACCAGAGAGTAGTATGTCATCTAGTTTTGGAGGATCCTTTGGTAAACTGGCGGGTATAGGTGCAGGATTAGGTGCATTGGGTCTTGGTATCAGTGCATTCTTTGGCGGTTTAGCTTTAGGTGACAAAGGATTATCCTTTCTCAACACAGACATGTCTGCACTCAAAAGGACCATGGTTGGTCTAGGAGAAGCATTCTCTGCAACTGATACCCAAGGCCTGGTCGCAATGGGTGGTCTTATTGCCGCTGGTGGAGCAATGGGTGCATTGTTAGGGCCAGGTGGTTCTCTAAAAGCTGGATTCGGTATGTTCGCAATGGGTGCTGGTATTGGTGCATTCTTTGCTGGTCTTGCGATCAACGATGCAGCGATCCAGAAGTTTGGTGGTGATGGTTCTGGTATAGCCAGTCTAATGAAGAACACTGCTGAAGGTTTAGGCGCTTTTGCAAACAATGTTGGAAGCACCGAATTATTTGCAGGACTTTTAGCAACAGGTGGACTCTTTGGTCAAGTGCCCGGAGCCGCAGTTAAAGGTGCTGTTGGTATGGGTCTCATTGGTGCTGGTATTGGTGCATTCTTTGCTGCGTTAGCTGCATCATCTACCGCAATCGAGGCATTTGGAACTGATGGTTCTGGTTTAAAGAACTTGATGAAGAACACTGCTGAAGGTCTCGCCGAAATTGCCAAACTTGGTTTGAGTGGTATGGCATCACTAGTAGCGTTTGGTCCTGCTGCGATTTCAGCATCCGTAGGGCTAGTTGCGTTGTTAGGGGCGCAAGGGTTGTCTTCAATCAAAGACACCTTGGGTGATGTTTTAAATTTCTTCACGTCTGGCGATGACAAGCCAACAATCTTTGAAAATATATCAGTCGGTCTTAGTAAATTGATGGATTTGGATTATTCTAATTTAAATTCCTTTGGTGAAGCCGCCGATGGGGTAGATTCTCTTGGTCGAGGATTAAACAATTTAGCGGAAACTGATTTTAGTGATCTAACTTCTAATATAAAAGAAATTGCTGAGTCAACCGCATTTGCAATACCGTTACTCAATGCAATGTGGGAAGGTGGTCCATTCAAACATGAAGGTAGTGGTGTAATGTTCGATGATGATTATGACTTTGGGGTGGGGTTGAAAAACACACCTGTCAAAGAGATCGGTCAAGCGTTTGATGTAATTGGAACAGGTATTTCAGGTCAAAGAACAGATGCGATTGCGGAAGGAACTAAACAAATGGCCGAGCTAATGTCTAGCACGATTACTACTGTTATTGGTGACACCAACACACAATCAACCACGCTTTTACAATCTTTGGGCCCTGCTTTAACTAGTCCAATAAAAACTGGAACTGGTTTAACCGAAGCATATAATAGTGCATAAAAAAGGGGACCGAAGTCCCCTTTGTGATTGTTCTGGTGATTTTAAGTACTTATTTCAACACGCCACAGTACTCCAGTTGGATACCCAAGGTAATCAACCTACGCGTTTAATCCCATTCACTTAACCAGTCTTGTAACTCAGATTCCTTAATCTTTGCTGGACGCCTAGTTTTTTTGAGGTTAACATCTAACTCACCAGCAATGGTTGTGTCGATAATGTTTCTCATATGATCAGACACAGTAACATCATTTTCCATGCACCATATTCTGAACTTCTTATAGGTATCTGCGTCGATACGGAAGTTGGTTAAAACTGTTTTACTCATTTTATTCCTCTGCAGCTAACTTAGCGAAGTATGACATAGTATCATCTTCTTCATCATCGGAAGCAATCTTAGGTGCAGCTGCAACCTTCATCACAGGTGCCGATTCTGTTATAGCAAGATCAGGATAATCAGAAGCAACAGCTTGCCCAAGTACCATATGCAGTCTTGCTTCTAGTTCAGCATAACTCTTATAGTTGCTTGGATCTGTAAACTCACTTAAATCATAACAACGATCATAAATCTCTTTCAGTTCATCATCTGATTCTGACAGAACAGATGGAGATGAAAACTCTGATTTATCATAATTGCGATAACCTTCGACGTTACGAATCTTCAGTTTAAATGAAGCACCTTCCCAAAAGTCAAACGGATCAATTGGATCCTCGTCTTGAAATTGTGGTTGCATCAAATCTAAGATTTTATCAAAGATCTTCTTACCATATACAAACAGAAAGACTTGGCCTTCATTTGCAGGGTTAGACGGATCTGATTCGATAAGAACATTTGAGACATAGTGCAGTCGACGCTTACGTTCCCTTGCAATATCTTTGTCTCGATCATCACCAGAGTTCCAAAGTTTAGAATTAGATTCTGACACTGGATCCTGTTGACCAATGGAAGTCAAAGATTTCTCAATGTACCACTGACCAGTTGGTCCTTTAAACCCATGGTCCCAATAACGAACCCAAGGCAAATCATTACCTTCAGTTGTGGGTAAGAATCGCAATACCGCATAACCGTTGCCTGCTTTATCGACAGTGGGTTTCCAAATTCGTTCATCCACATAGGACTTCTTTTCAGTTGGACCAGATTCACCTGCTGCAGCAGAAACTAATTTTGCGATGGTGTTCCCTTTGGAACGTTTTAAGTTTTCAAACGACATATTATTTCCTTGTATTTTAGTATTTTCAGATTATCCACTTTATACATTATATAATACACTATTTATACTCCAGTGTCAACGAGTTTTTTAACCAAGGGGTAGTTCATTACCTCTCGGTAAAAAGTTTAACCTTCTAGCTTCGGCTTCAATTTTTTCTTTGATTGGTTCAGAAATATACTTTTTCACATCCTCTATTTCAAGATTGTTTTTTTCGCATATATGAACGATTGCATCAATGTGAGACAACTTAGTTCTCATAACGGTGTCTTCAATCATACGAGTAAACTTTTGTTTAGATAACATCATTTCGCCTAGTTGCACCAATCTTCTCCTGTGTATAACCCTATATCTGGGTAAATATGACCTAAAGTTCTTTTAATTGTACCATCTTCGTTGTATGCTAAAGCGGTTACTAACCATTTAGTTTTAAACTCCATTCTCTCACCATAGTTCATATCTGACCATATACCAGTAGAAAGATACGATTGTAAATTTTTAACATATGTGTCAATTCTCTGGTACTGAATCCGGTCCGATTTATCTTTAGAGTCGGCTTGTCTTTTAATACTAGAAAGTAATGTTTTATTAAACTTCAACCATTGTTTGACTTTTGTTGGTGATATCCAATGATCATCAGGCAGTCCACGAATAGATTCATGGACTGCTAAGTTTTTAGCAGGTCCTTTTGCTGCACGTGCTTTCGCAAGTCTCTCAACTGCGGCAGCTTTCTGTTCTTCGGTCATGGGTTTACGTGGTTTACGAACCTTTTTACGAACAAACTTATCAGGTTCTTCATATTTTTTATTCATCAGTAATACCCTTAAAATGAAGTCTTACTATATATTTACGAACAACAGCCAACACAAATAAAATAACGGTACAAAATAAAGTTGTTTCGAATGCATTCATTTTAACATGAAATGCAAAAGAAATCAATAGGAAATTCATAGGAAAATTGACTAACGTTCCTAATATAGTATCACTAAACGATTCTTTAAAAGAAAGTTTATCGAATTTCATTATTAATGTCGGTAACTACGTCTAACAAAGGGCTGTTATTTGTTATAAATCTCAGCGCGGCCATATCTTTCGGAAGACAGTGACCTCCGTATCCGAATTTACCATCAGGACCAGGCACCTGAGTATGTGAACGTCCTATACGTGGATCGATGGTAATCGCATCGACCATCTGATCGAAACCCTCAAAACCAATCTCTTTGTATATTCGGTACATCTCGTTGAAGAAAGTTACCTTGGTTGCTAGAAATGTATTCTCAACATATTTGGCGAATGCGGCTTGTTGTAGTGAACAATACTTAACTTCCTTTAATTTTGGCAGTACTGGTTTAAACAACTCGTCCCAAAACCTCGGGTCATCACCACCATAAATCGCATAGGTCTGTTGTTCAAACTCTTCCATTGTATTACGGTTGATATTAGAACTACCTAAGAATTCAGGCGAGACCGTAAAACTACCATCGCGAACACCTGTCTCCCAATCTAACCAAACAGGATCAACTGCAGATTTTATCAAGTACTTGGTATTACCATATTTGACAAACACCTCTTCGACATGATCGGTATTACAAGACCCGTCATCTCTCATAGGAGTCGCAACACAAACAACTACAGCATCGACTGGATCGATTTGTTCATCGCGGTAGTAGTTATATCCTTTTGCAGGATCATCGATAAAAATGTCTAGTCCACTTCGTTGTTCTAGTACATATCGAATTGCTTTTCCCACTGGACCATAGCCTGCAATTACAATTTTCATGGTATTTGGAGTCCTAGTGCGTAGTTTTCGGCAACGTCTTCTGCCCAGTTAATTGAATGTGAAGTGCAATCAACGGTTCGAATGTATCGTGACTGTTCATACAATTCTACAACATACCCTCGTTCGGTTTTAATAACAACAGCTTCTTTCTTGCCGTTGGGGGACATATGCTTTGATATAGTTTCTGAGATAGTAACCTCCTTTCGATGCATTTTCATATTTTTACCTCCAAAAATAAGATCCCACTGTGCATCAAACTCATTTTTAGTTACACTTAAGGGTCTCGGTTTCGATCCTTTCCCGTTCATACCACCACTCCGGTTTTTTTCTTTTAGTCCATTTAGCAAAATTTCGTTTTGCTTCCCAATAATAATTTCTATATGATGATATAGAATCGCCTTCAACAATGCAATGCGGGTGTGATCCCATTGCAGGCGTTGGTTGCGTAAACCCCTTATCTTTTAAGTTCATAGGTGGAATCAATAGGTGGTATTCTAATTTACGAAATGATTCGTGAACCCTACCATAACGAAACGTGTACTCTGAACATAAGGCTGTCCACATGTCATACAACCATTGGTAGTTAGATTTTGAGTATCTAACCCATTGTGCAGAAGGATGATTAATATGACACGCTTTATATAGTTCTTGGTTTAACACACTATCTGGATGAAAGTAACGTTGTATCTTTCGGCCGTTGGTAGTTCTACCGTACCACATTTCGCCGTCAACTACGCGATGCGTAGTAGATAATAATTGTGCATATTCTACACACATTTTTGACGAATGTGAATCTAAGTGCATTTGAGCGCACTTATTTGGATTATGGTCTAGGTAAAAAACGTTCATTTTTTCTCAGCCGGAGCCTCCTTATATATTTCTTTTAACACACCTTTTTCTGAGTGCGTAAGACTATTATACATTTTTTTTGTTTTCTTGTCAACTTTTCCAAACTTTCGCATTAGTTTTGCTTTCTTACCGTTCACTATTAATTTCCTCCACTGCTGAAATGACATCAGGAAAATGTGCATCAAGAATTTCCCAACATTTTTTTGCAACTTGCATATGTTCTGGCTGAGTACCATTACCCATTCTTAAATCACAATAGTGAATCCAAGATCTAAGTGTACCAGACATATACAATGTAGTTTCGGTTAAACCTTCAGGCAATAATGCACGTGCTTGTTCTTTTGCAATACCACTGTTAAGGGCCATCTCATAATAATCTTTTGCAGTTTGAGCAACTTGGGCTTGCATTTCATTGAATACTTCTTGCGCTTTGTTTTGAATAACAGGATCATTATCTACTTCACTGAGCTGACGGTTGGTCGGATGTTGTTTTCTGGCTTGTCTTTTAGTAGTGAATGATTCACTGACAGCATACCGTTGAGAAAACTCCTGAAACGAAAACGAACGATGACGTAACATTTGCCTACTGATGTCGCGTGTAGTAACAATTTCCATGGTCAAGGATACCATTTCAAAAGGAGACCAATGATTTTCTTTGATAAGATATTTTAATAACTTAGCAGAAGTTTTTTTATTGTTTTGGTTAGCGGGATTACTAACTCTAGCCGCATACGATATAAGATCTGCGGCAGTGTGACAATCTGTTTTTGCTGAGGGTTTGGTCATACCAACCAAACTTACTTTACTGTCCATCATATGTTCCTTCCATGTATTCGCCAGGCACACTGTTGTATGCAATTACACGTTTAAACGCCTCAATTAATTTAGCATCACGAATTGAATCATCGTTAGAACTAAATTCGAAATTAGCGAGCTGGTCGATCAACTCATTACGAATCAATGCATCGAACGCATCCTCATTAAAATCACTTCTACTTATCATGTGTTATCTCCATCACAATACATATTATTACTTTTATCAAATTTTTTAGGGGAGTCCCTAAACAAAAACGGATACAGGCATCCACAAATCCCAACAAGTAGAAAATACAGAGCCGTCAAAAGTTCGGCGTACATTTAGAACTCCTTTCCAAAATCAACGTTAGACCAACCTTCACCCTCGACCATCCAAGCAGTACCACATTTCTCGTTGACGACGATATCACCTACAGAAACCGAATGCATTCGGGTGAACTTCTGAATGCAAGACCCTTCAGGACCATATCCATTACCAACATGAAACACGTCCTCAAGGGTATCAACACCCGTCACACGAGCAACTGAGGTGAAGTGCTCTTCCATCCAAGGGGCGTAGTTCTTAGAACCACCCATAAACTTGACATCACGCTGGATTGCGATCTCGGGGAAGTCGCCGAAGTCACCACTCCAACCAACGGAATTCAAGTGATCGCGGGCGGCATCTGACAAGTGAAACTGGTGAATTAAGTAAGACATAGTTCGATCTCTCATTGATTAAAAACACATTATCGCAGATTTTGGGTCAAATTTCAAGCGTTTTTTGATGAAATTTTGGAATACATTATATTCCAGATATTTCTTTAATTTCTGCCTTGGTGAGGTCTCGAAATTTACGTCTCGCCACAGACCATTGTTTCTTAGGGTGTGCGAAGATAATCGCCTCTGAGGAACCTTCTGGCACGTAGCCAAGGAGGGTTGTTCCTGAAGTGAGGTATATGTGTGAGGGTACTCGATAGTCCGTCTTATCCCACACAGTGACTTCCTGGCGCACTCTCATAACATCACCACAATTGTGATTAACACGCCAAAGATAACCATAGAACCAAGACAAGAACCTATAACACCTTCCATAAAGGTCTCATCGAAGTCGTTACCTTCAAAACGAATGTTATCCTTACGGCGTCTATCTTCAGGAATATACACAGAACCTACCTCATGATTTAATTTATTTCTCACAAACACACCCCTTATCGTTAATTACAAAGTAATTTTACATGAATTTGGAGTTTGGGTCAAGACTATTTTTATACCGATTTGGTATATGCTTATAACTTTCTGTTATATTCCTCTTCCGAGCCGGGATACCTCCATGCCCATATAGCAACCAGTGCCATAAACCCACCAGACCACAGAACTGCGTTGAGATTGTATGTGGTGAACCATAGGAATGCCAGAGAACTGCTCATAACAATGATCATGGCATACTTCATTCGGGTAGGAAATATTCGTTTCTCAACCCAGTTAGTCAGAAATGGACCAAAGTGTTTGTGATTGTACAGATAATCGTGCATTTTCTGAGAACTTTTACTAAAACAATATGCAGAAAATACGAGGAAAATGCTAAATGGTATGCCGGGTGTAATAAACCCAATATATGCAAACAACAAAGATATCATTCCAAGTGTGTACCACAGTGCCTTTTTAATAGGGGAACTGCTTTTTTTTGAATTCTGTGACATAATTTTCATCCAGTCCTAGTGATATCATTACATTTTTTGAGTTGGTATTTTGTAACTGATTGTGACAATATTTAGAAAGTGCTTTACGATAATCAGACTTATCATAATCCAAACTATTTGCATGTGGAATGTCGGCGGCATTGTAATTAAACCATGCAAATAAGTTTTCTTTGCCCATATGAATTAAATTAGCAATCTCAACGGGGTCATCAGTGGCCCCAGCGACTACCATAGAATCACTGAATATTTCTTTTGCCCATGGTGGCAATTCTCTTTCACGTTTAGGAACGAAATGTTGCACAAACTCAGAAAATTTAGTCCCAACTGGATGAGTGGGAGTGGTGGGGGACATGTCATGAAAGCATCCAGTAACCTTATTCTTGCCCACAATGACATCAAATCCGTAAATAGGCATAGGCATTTTATCAGATGCGAAACATGCAATGTGCATCATCCACATTTTTTTCTCTTCTCGCATGTCAATGATTGAAATGTTACCAAGGTCGACATTGGTAGATTGGTAACGATAATCAGTGTGGGGACCATGTTTTTGAACGACGGTGGGTTTGTTACAAAACCCTTCCATCATGATACGTGCATACTGCGAAAAATCTATAAAATCATCCCACATTGTAAATATTACCCAGTTCTTCAGATATGCCGATATGCCATTTAAACCCGTGTTTAACTTCACTAACAAAAGATATCCAGTGTGGTGAATTATAATCTTCCACAATTCGGTCTCGAATATATTGCCGTTTCTGTTCTATATCATCGAAGTCATACATCGATGAAGCTTCTGGATATCTTTTTTTCATAATTTGACCTCCAAACATAAACCCCATGTAGTTTAGGTAGATGTGTGGCCTTAGATCGCTACAAATAGCTTCTAGGTAAGTACAGTACCCATGTGTAATAGAAGGACATTCTTCTAGGGGTTGGTTGAGGTTTTTAATGTCATTTTCAATGAATGGTGCTCTGCGAAAATCTTCTGGTACGTGGGGATCAAGTATTTCAAATATTTCTAGGTTAGACAATAAGTATGCGGTTCTCTCTTGATCTGTTTGTTCTCCCCTAAACATTTTCTGATTAAACGGTAGGAGTTCGAGAGACTCGTGTAATGTTTTAGTTGCTTGTTTTATTGCGTTGTTCATATTTTTCTATAGTCTCTATTAGTTTTTTAGCCCAATTGTCGCGATGTTCTATAACCACCTGACAACCAGGCGCCCCATTTATTTCATCCACTGCAATTATGGTAACGAGTTGGGTAATAGGCATTCCGGTTCGTTCTTCCCACATGATTGCATAAGCGGCTTCCTGACAAAAATAGTTTTCGATGAACTTTCTGGGTTTAGGTTTTCGACTGGTTTTGTAGTCAATGATTGAATCCTTGCCGTTAAATTGAGCAACACAATCGACGCGCCCAGCAGTGCGTAAGTGATCAGAATATAATGGTATTTCTTGACCATAAACATTTCCTAACGATTTATCTAACACATCCTTAACACTTTTAATAGATTGTATTACATCTGGTGTTTGTGTGTCTATTAATTCTTTCCATTCAACATTGTTTACATATTTCTCTAGTGCTTCGTGAACAGCGGTTCCTCGCCGAGAAGCTCGAGTAGATACCTTGTTAGCTTCTTCTTCGCCAATTCTTTCTTTCCATTTGCGAATACTATCTTCACTGAGTATACTTAGTACGGTAGTTATCGATGGGTATTTGTTCTGGTTTGGAGTTTGATAATATCTTCCGGTGTCACCAGTCTCTGCAGTCAAATCATTGTACCCAAGATCTACAGGAGAATGTACAAATTTACCTGTTGTATTTTTTTTCAAGAGCTAACAGCCTCCTACGTTCTGCACGATTGGGAGGTATTTCAACGCCAGGATTAATTGACTGTTGTTCCATGCCTCGGCCATCTGATATGTCAGATATATCATTTAAAGTTTGCATTTTGGTTAAAGTATCATTATACACGATAACTTCTAAGTTGTCAAGTTTTGGTATTTTTAAGTTGTCATGGTTATGATGTAGGACAAACTTGGTTTTAGGAAACTCTCGAAAAATATCTCTCCACACAGGGCGCCAGTTATTTAACAACCGATAGTTATTACTTTTGGTTCGATCACTGGATAGTACCAAGTCTGTTACTGATCGCATGTTAAAGTCAAAAAGGGTATCGAAACCATACATGTGAATTTCATCCGCTTTCTGTTTGTGTGCAGCGTAATGAACTGCAGCGTGGCCGCAATTAAAGTTGGTCGCATTACCGGCATATTCTGGCACGTGAGTATAAAACTCTTTAACACACTTGGCATATTTTAAATAAAAATTAGTCTGTTCATACATCCAAATACGAGGACGAGTACCCAAGATCCAATCATATGCATCTAGTCTTATAGTTCCCTCATCGAGAGCCATCATCATCTTGAAATCAACCATCATTGTTCCATATGGTTTTTTATCAGGCTCAAATGGAGGCATGTTACATAACAACAATTTACCTTCCTTTTGTTTTCGGGAATTGTAATATATTGCCTTATCACCATTACCTAGTATGTGCCAAACTTTATTCATTATAAATTAATTTCCTAATTTGCATGTTACCTTTCTCACCAGTCCAATGCATTGCCAATTTTTCCCAGCTGTCTTGACCATCTAACAACTGAATTCTTAACCAATTGTATTTATTGGGCGCATCAGTGATATTCATAAGACGTTTCATAGGAGATTCTCTCACAAGATCGTGCAACACTTCTTGGTCACCCATTTTTGGTGATTTTGTACAAGTCTCAGCCCAAGTCTTAAGTATATCAGGAACTCCACGAAATGCAACCACCCCGCTATTGTGCCATGTTTCTCCACGTCTTGCTGACCATGGTTTGTCTTCTACCATACAGAGTTTATTGTTCTCTAGACAATCGAAGATACCACTCATATCCCCGAGTATATGTATATCAGTGTCTAACCAACAACATTCGTCGTATATTTCCCCAATCATTTTCATTGTTGCGGGTTTATGAAACCACCCTCCAGCGTACACTTTTGGAGCTTGATAAATTTCATGAAATTGTAAAAGAGGTAGTTTTGATCGCATTTCACGACTCACCCCAAAATCTACAAAGACTAATGGCGTGTCATTATGTTTCATATAATTTTTCGCAAACCACTCTAGTTGCCACTCTGTTTGAGAATCACAACCAGTAAAAAATACTCTAGACTTTGATGAATTCATAATTTGTCGGGTTCTTTTTATAATTGTGTTTAGCTTGAACACCAGTTTTATTTTGGATGGTAGTAAAAGAATCTTTTGCTATGACTGGCCAAGGGTAAAATTCTTCTAACCATGGAAACAACGATAACTGTAAGAAAACATCTGTAGCCATAGCATGTGTTATTGCAGTCTCGCATAAACGTTTGGCCGCTTCAGGTCTTAACATGTATGCATGGGCGCCAGGGAAATATTGTTTACTTGTTAACGGATTGATTCCAAGTTGAGGTGGCGTTTGCCATTTGCCATAACTGGGCGATCCTATATTCATACATCCTTGAAAATATGAAAACTTAGGTATTTCATTTACAACGACGGCATCATGTTCAAATATAACATAGGTTTCTTTACCTTGAGAACAAAGGTTCCACAATCTATAGTGAGATAAAAATGTCGACAAAACATTTTCAGGTCTAGACCCAATGTCACTTTTAAAATGTGCAGTCGACATTCCAAGTTTTTTGAAGAGCTCTGTTGGATTTTGTTTCGGGGTCACTGCTGGAAAAATTTCAGTTTTTAAATTAAATTTTTCTGCAGATAAAATACATCGTTCAGCAACAAGCACTGATTGTGGGAGATCTTCTATTGTAATCACAAAGGATTTCATGTATTTAAGGTATTCCTTACAACTGTGTAACCCACGTTAGCGGTCACTCTTTTAACAAGGGTCCATGGGGTAATACCTTGGTTCAACCACTCGTTTAAGACATTCCACAACCTTTCGTCTGGTTTACCAAACAAACGAGAAGTATCGTGTAAGATGATATACTTTTTAACAACCGGCCCGTGTAAAGCTAATTCTTTTCTTAAATGTGTGGGTTGATGATTACTATCAATTAACAAACAATCTACTGGTTTGGCTGTAGATGGATCTAGACTAGAAGTTTCTTTGATTTTAAAATTGACATTATTTTCTTTACAATAGGAACGAAATATTGTTTCAAACGGTCGCCATTTTTCAAAAGATATATCCACTAACTCTACAGATCTGGGGTTTTGCAAACATGCCATTGCAGCAGAAGCTCCTTGGTGTGTACCCAATTCACGATAAGAGTTACATTCGGTCATACATTCACGCATTGAATCGTGTTGCCAACAGTAATCGTAACCGTGTGCTTCTTCATGTTGTTTTCTTATCTCAGTGTAAAACTCTGATAAAGTTTTTACATGATCTAGTTTTGCATTAATCATAGTTTTTCCAATAGTTCTTTTAAATTGCCTGTTGTACTTGTAGGCATGTAAGTGAGAGCCTTTTCTTTTAAAGCTCCTCGGTGTGTATCCCATTGACTTTCACTTTTATCGTTACCCCTGACAATAGGAGAAGAACTGAAAGGTGTTTCTTTAAGCCAATCTTTTATGTGCCGACTCATGTTGTCATGACCAACAAAACCCGTCTTTTCGTATGCATCATTATACTTCTTAGCATTACTTGCATTGGTTACGTAACCATGTGTTTGTTGGTGTGTTTGACATAAATTGACAACTTTATTTTCCCAATTATATAGGGGCGGTAGTTCACGTGTAACTATCGCGTCATGTTCTAAAATAACAGCAGTTTCATTGTTTTCAATAATTGTTTTCCTGACCATGTAATGACTCATAGTCATAGATTGTTGCATAACCAGCATCCGATTCATCATTTCTTCGTTAATTTTTTTGCCGGTCTTTTTCTCAAAATTCATCTTAAGACGTTTAGCATATTCTATTTCTATCTCCCAGCCGGGATATACTTCTTCCAAATTGTACGGTGTGACAGCTTTAAATTCATAAGGTCTAAGTCCAAACTTTTTACAAGAATACTTACACCTTTCAGTCAACAGTTTAACGTTCTGATTCTGAGGAAAATCAAATTTGGTTGTTATTACATATGCTTTAAACATTTCAATGTCTACCACTCAAATTAATAATAATCATAAAAACATATACTCCACTTTAAACTTCTCTACTTTAGATAATCCACGCAAACGACAAAAATAATCTTCATGAAAAATGTTTAAGTTAGTTTCATCAAAATAAAATCGGTCTAATTGAGATTCGAACACTCGCATTCTAGATAATTTTTCATCTAATTGTTCAGTAACATCTACAAATAAATTCGGTTGCCAAGTATGTCTGGTAGAAGGAGTGTAGTATTCTATTAGAGTAACATCCAAACCTCTTAATGCGGCTCTAGCAACTTGATTTATTTTTCTATGTTCGAAATGATTATCTTCTAACGGAGGAACATATACTGTGTCAAACAGTGGTATAACTTCATCTAGTTCACTAACTAACTGCCACTCAGTCATTTTTGCAATGGTGTCCTGATTCAAATTAGAACATTTGACATTAGGAAACATGGACCAAAATTCTTCACTTTCTTTTATGCGGTTATAACCAGTAGTATCATCATTATCGCCACCATTCGACATTGTAACGACGAACCATTCTGTGTCTTTTTGTTTTAATATAGTTCCTGACATGCTATACTCAGCATCATCAGGATGTGGACTCAAGATAAGTTTCATATTTTGCCTTTATCGATCTAAATGGTTTACCATTGTATATTCTAATACCATATCTACGAAGAAAATCTCGAAAATCTTCACTTAAAATTGTTCCATCACCCTTTTGAATTTTTAGGTGGGTATCAAACACCACGACAGAATTATCGTATGATAACGTAATTTCACCACGATTGACCAACCATGTGCATCTTGTTACCTCAAAGTCTTTATGTGGAAGCAGTTCCTCATACCACTTTTTAACTATCTGAGAAAGGATTTTATCACGTTCATTATCTGAAAGAAATTTAGGGTATTCATTTTCTTTAATGACTTTGCAGGGCTGACCCATTGCCAACGAACCTGATGGTATGTCCTTAGTAATAACTGATGCTGTACCAATAACCACATTGTTGCCTATATTGGTGCCCGGTAACATAATAGATCGAGCGGGTAACCAAACATTGTTACCTATACTTATATTATCAAATGAGAAGGGAAATCCTTCTAGAGGATCGAGCCAAGCACCATGAGTCCACAACAAACAATCAGCACCAATACCCACACAATTGCCTATGGTTACTTGTTCGCTAGGGTTTATCACACACCCTTCAAATATACCTACACTGTTACCTATGTGGACTATTGAGTTAGGCCCGGTGCAACCACCCCTTCCTACATCTACATTTCCAGGCATCCACAAATAATCACCAGCAACAAATTCTTTACATGTGATTGTAACATTGGGTCCTATATATGAATGTTCCCCAAGTTCGAAATGATCACATTCAATAACTGCGCCATCTGATATATTTGCAGTGTCGGCTATTTTACTTGTATTTGATCGCAATGCCACAAAAACCACCTTCACTCGCATAAATTTTAGTCAAATTCACATCAATGCAGAAATAACCATAGTGTGCAAAAAACCCCCGCCAATCTTCATGAGTCCATCTAATCTTGTGAGTCTTATCATCTTCAGCACAATCCAAGACATATTTACCATCAGTCACTTCTGCAACTGGTAATTTATAGACTACGGTGTCACATTTTATCTGTTCAAAAAGGTTCGTTAAATCATCCTCATCTAAATGTTCTAACACATCAAGCGCGTACATAACATCATAATGTGATTCAAATAAAGGTTCTTCTGTGACAACAAACCCCTTTTCAACACAAGTCTTACGTGCAAACTCTGATACATCTACACCTACGGCGTCAATAGAACGTTTTTCAAACTGTTCTAACATAAAACCAAGGGCACACCCGAAATCTAATATAACGTCAGTTTTTCGATTGAGTCTGTGCAACAGATCAAGAGTTTCTTGAGCCATTACATTATAATGATCAGTCTCTCTTCCTCGTTTGATATA